GCCGCGACGATGGCGGAGGCCCTGCAGGACGGCCCGCTCGGCGTCGGTGTTGACTGGTTCGACTCGTTCGACAGCCCGGACAGCAGCGGCCTGAGCGCCATCAGCCCGGGCGCCCAGATCCGGGGCGGACACGAGTTCGAGATTCGGGGCTGTAAGATCTCGGACCAGCTGTTCTACGCCGACAACTCCTGGGGCTCCAGCTGGGGCAACCAGGGCAGCTTCGAGCTCTCGTGGGCGACCATGGACCAGCTGTTCGCCAACCAGGGCGACTGCACGCAGTCCATCCCGCTGACCAAGCCCGCGCCGACCCCGGCTCCCGGGCCGGGCCAGAGCCCTGACCAGATCCTGTGGGAGGGTGGTCCGCATAGCCGCCTGGCCGGTGGGCTCCGGACCTGGGTGCGGCAGGTGCGTACCCGGCCCGACCTCGTCGACCTGCAGGTTGATGTCGAGGCCTGGGCCAAGGCCCTGGGGCTGTCATGAGTACCGCGACGCTCCCTCAGGCCGACGGGCGCGGTGCGCGGCTAGCGCGCCGGGCTATGGCCGTTCTCTTCATGGCCGTCAGCGTAGCGGGCAGCGTAGGCCGCGCGCGGGCCGTCCCTACGGCTAGCCACCTCCGGGATCACGCCTACAGCATCGCGGGGTTTGGCTTCATTTCGGCCGCCGCGTTCTACCACTCGACGTTCGCCGGGTTGCTGGTACTGGGCCTGTCGTTCTTCATCTACGAGTGGAAGGTGTCCGAGTAATGGGCGTGATCCCAGAGCAGGTGCTCGAGCCGTATGACCCCCGGATACGCGAGGCGGCAGCCGAACTCGACCTGGACAAGCTGACCGACCCGGATGAGCGCCAGATCGGCATGTTGTTTGCCAGGATTGCCGCCGAGGTCCTGCAGCGGGTGCGTTCGGACGATGAGCGCATGGTCGCTGGACTCAAATCCCTGTCCGACGCGCGGGCCGCGTTCATCGTGGCCCTACGACACAGGAAGAATGGGTCCGGGTAATGCCAAAGTCCCTGATCGGCAAGATCTTCAACTTCAGCGGGCCCATCCCGTTTAACAGCAAGTGGAACGTTCGCGGCGACAACCTGTACGGTGCAGGCCAGTCGGACCGTTTCACCCAGCTGCAGGCAATGGGCGGTACCGGCACGCTGTACGCGATCATTCAGCTGCTGAGTCAGGGACAGGCCCACGGGCGCTGGAAGATGTTTCGGCATCCTACCGACGGCCGAGTGCGGTATACCAAGACCGACAAGGGCAGCGACATGCGCCAGGAGGTGCTTCGGCATCAGGCCCTGAAGCTGTGGAAGAAGCCCAACCCGTTCATGACGGGGAATGACTTCCGCGAGGTGTGCTGGCAGTTCATGGAGCTCGTGGGCGAGCAGTACTGGGTCATGGACCGTGGCCCCACCGCCCTCGGGTTCCCTCTCGAGATGTGGCCTGTTCGCCCGGACCGGATGGAACCCGTGCCGGACAAGAACAAGTTTCTTGCTGGATGGGTCTATACGGGGCCCAATGGCGAACAGGTCCCTCTAGACGTTAACGAAGTCCTGCAGATGCGTTACCCCAACCCGTCGGACCCATTCCGTGGGATGTCGGCCGTCCAGTCGCTACTGGCCGACATTGACTCGGCGCGGTACACGGCGGAGTGGTCGAGGAACTTCTTCCTCAACAGCGCGACGCCGGGCGGCATCGTGACGTTCAATAAGCGCCTGAGTGACGATGAATTCGATGAATTCACCAATCGCTGGCGTGAACAGCATCAGGGTGTCGCCCGGGGCCACCGGGTGGGCGTACTGGAGCAGGGAGCGCTCTGGACGCCGAATACGTACACTATGCGGGATATGCAGTTCACCGAACTGCGTACCATGTCCCGGGATGTGATCCGTGAGGCGTACCGGATCCATCAGGCCATGCTGGGCAATAGCAACGATGTCAATCGCGCTAACGCACAGACGGCTGAAGAAGTCCACGTTCAGTGGCATGACATTGCACGTATGGAGCGCACAAAGAATGTGCTCGACCATATGTGGCTCCCGATGTTCGGGAAGACCGGAGACGACGTCGAGTTTGACTACGACGACCCGAGCCCGACTAGCGCTAATGACGCCAATGACGAGCTCACCGCGAAGAGCACGGCCGCGCAGCGGCTCGTAACTGCCGGCTGGTCACCGGCTGCCGTGCTCGAGACGGTAGGGCTTCCGGCCATGGCCTTCACCGGGCCTCCTGCTCCGGCGGGCACCGTTGTAGGTGCGCCGCGTCCCTCGCTCGGCCGCCCGGCTTCTGCCGAGCCCAACCAGGTACACGAGAATGAGCCGGGAGAGGGGCAGCCTAACAACAGGATCCCGGGGTATCTCGATGATCTCTCAGGCTGGAGCGACGACGAGTTCCTAAGCCTGGCCGGGGTCATCAGGGCTGAGTTCGCTCAGTCAGTCAATGGTAACGGCGCACACCGCTAGGAGGTAGCGTGAGCCGCAACACAGCCTGGCGGACCGCCAGGAAGCAGTTCGCATTGCATAGGGGTACCAACGACTGGTTCCGGATCAAGAACCAGATCGAGGGGCCCACCCTGATCCACATCTACGACGAGATTGGCTACTTCTCGGTCAGCGCGGGTGACTTCATTCGCGAACTGGCCGACGTCAACGGGCCGATCGAAGTCCACATCAACAGCCCGGGCGGCGAGGTCTGGGACGGCATCGCCATCTACAACGCGCTGCAGGCACGTCGGGATGTCTCCGTGGTGATTGACGGGATCGCGGCGTCGATCGCCAGCGTCGTCGCCATGGCCGGTAACCCGGTGCTCGTAGCCCGCCAGGGCACGATGATGATCCACGACCCGTTCACGATGGCCATCGGCAACGCCCAGGATCTCCGCGACATGGCGGCGCAGCTGGACCGTTCCGGTGGGCAGCTGGCCGAGATCTACAGCGAGCACACCGGGAAGCCGACCGACTACTGGCGTCAGATCATGAAGGCCGAATCCTGGTTCAACGCACAGGAGGCCATCGACGCGGGCCTGGCCGATCGGTTCCTCGACTCGGGCGCTGGCCGGCCGGTCCTGCCGCCCAACGACACGTGGGATCTGAGCGTGTTCCGGGGCGCGGCCTCCGTGCCATACGTGGGCGAGCGCCAGCACCGGCACGAGCCTATGACTGGTACACACAGTCACGACCACGCGGCGTTCGAGGCCACCGATCATGACGATGGCGTCCACGACCACACGCATTCGCATCAGAACGATGCCGACCACCACCACGCACATGGTGCCGGCGTCCTCAACCCGGGCGTCGGGCCGTCCGCCTCGGGTAGCAAGGACAAGAGCGGCCCCGACATGACTCCCGTGCAGCGGCAGCAGGCCAAGGCCGGGGACAAGGACGCCGGGAAGTCCGGCGGCCAGGACGCCTGGGACGTCTTCGCTGATGAAGACATCGCTGGCATCGCAGACGCTCTGAAGGGAGCAACGAAGTGACGATCGCGCTGCCGACTAAGCCCGAAGAGCTCGAGGATGCCCTCGGCGACCCGGCCAAGATCAAGGAACTGATGCAGGCCGGTCAGTTCAAGGACTTCATCAAGAACTACGCCCAGACGCTGTCCAACAAGGACGCGGACATGAAGGCCCAGATCGCCGAGCAGGTCCAGCTGGGCCTGGCCGACTTCCTGGGGTCCGCGAAGATCAACGGCGACATCAAGGGGATCCAGAACCGCCTCAACCTCGGCGGGATGACGGACCCCACGAGCATCCGCGCCGTCAGCCACGGCAAGGGGGCGGCCTACAACGCGGGGTCCTACGGGGCCAAGCTGGAGGCGGCGCTCGGCAAGGACGACCAGTTCACGTCCACCGCCGAGTTCTTCCAGGCCGTGTGGCCGCGCTTCGAGACGCTGAAGAACAGCGAGACGCTGGGGCGCAAGCGTTCCCAGCTGCTCAAGATCCAGAACTCCTTCGGCTCCGAGGTGCCCGCCGACGGCGGATTCCTGATCCCCGAGGTCCTGCGTTCCGAGATCCTGCAGGTCGCGCTCGAGAGCGCGGTCGTGCGGCCCCGGGCCCAGGTCATCCCGATGGACAGCCTCCGGGTGCCCATCCCGATGATCGACACCACGTCGAACGTGAGCTCGGTGTTCGGCGGGGTGGTCTGCTACTGGACAGAGGAAGCCGCGCAGCTCGTCGAGTCGCAGGCCTCCTTCGGCCGGGTCGTGCTGGACGCGAAGAAGCTGACCGGGTACGCGGAAGTGCCGAACGAGCTCCTGGCCGACGCCCCGGCGTTCGCCTCGTTCTTCGACACCATCTTCCCGCGCGCGATCGCCTGGTTCGAGGACATCGCGTTCATGACGGGTACCGGCGTGGGCGAGCCGCTCGGGTTCATCAACTGCCCGGCGTCCGTCCAGGTGGCCATCGAGTCCGGCCAGGCCACGAAGACCCTGGTGTGGGAGAACGTCGTCAAGATGTTCTCGCGCATGCTCCCGACCGCGCTCGGCAACGCGGTGTGGATCGCGAGCATCGACACCTTCCCGGAACTGGCGACCATGGCGCTGTCCGTGGGCACCGGCGGTGGGCCCGTGTGGATGGGCAACTACCAGACGCCCGGCTCCGCGACCCCGCCCGTCACGATCCTCGGCCGCCCGGTGTACTTCACGGAGAAGACCCCGGCGCTGGGCACGACCGGCGACCTGTCGTTCGTGGACCTCTCGTACTACCTGATCGGCGACCGCCAGATGATGCAGTCGGCGTCTAGCGAGCAGTACAAGTTCCAGAACGACAAGACCGCGTTCCGGGTCATCGAGCGGCTGGACGGCCGCCCGTGGATCCAGTCGGCGATCACCCCGCACAACAACTCCACCAACACCCTCACCCCGTTCGTCCAGCTGGCATCCCGCTAACTGGAACACCTAGGCCGAGCCCGGGGCCTCAGTGCCCCGGGCGGTAGGCCGTATCCGGCGGGCAACGAAACCCCCGCAGGAAGGAACTGGAAATGGCTGGAATGGAAGCGCTCGGACGCGTTTGCAACGTGATCCCGATCGCGTCCGGCGTTGCGTTCAAGATGCGCAACGCATCCGTCGCGATGGTCGTGTGCACCGGCACGGACACCTTCACGGTGACCCAGGCGAGCAGCTTCGGCGGCTCGTACACCGCGTACGCGATTATCAAGAACATCTACTGGGCGACTGCGACCAACGGCACGGCGGCCTGGAACAAGCTGACCTACAACCCCAACAACCTGGTCGCTCCGTTCGGGTCCGGCCCGCTGTCCGCGTTCACGACCGGGACCACGACCGGGCTGACCACCGCGACGTGCGCGGTGTTCCACCTGTTCACGTCCGAGTTCGTGGACCCGAACAACTACGTCAAGGTCACGGCCAGCGCGGCGGGCCTCGTGTCCGTCTACCCGGCGGACCTGACCGTCCAGCGCGGGCCGGCCAACCTCGAGATCCTGAGCGCCTAAGCCATGGCATCCTCCGTCAGAGGGTTCGCGCTGCGCGACCTCACGCAGCACGGCAAGGCGGAGCTCGCTCACGTCGTCGTCAACCCAGGGAAGACGCTGCCGGCGTCCGCGACCGGAAACCTGTTCGCAGTAACAGGCGAGATCGTGGTGCTGGGTCTGTTCGGGATCGTCTCGACGATCCTGCAGGCATCCAACGTTAGCCCGACGCTCGGCGTGACCGGCCTCCCGGCCGGTATCGCGGCGGCTCCGGCCTCGCCGTACAACGCAACGGCGGTGGGAGCAGTCATCTCCCCGCCACTCGTGCTCGGCGGCGCGCTGCCGGCCCCGGTCGTGGCGCAGGCGGCCACCGCTGGGTCTGGACTGTTCGTCGTCAACGCGGCCAACATCACAATCACGACCGCGACGACGGTCACCGGGGCCATCACGTGGGTGCTCAGTTACGCGCCCCTGATGCCGAAGTCCGGCGCCAGCGCCACGTTCGTGTAGGAGAGGGAGATGTCAGTTTTCCCGCGCGGCGCAGAACTGCTTGGAGCCAGCTATGGGCTCCAGGTGGTCGAGCCCGCGAAGACAATCCCGGCTACCACCTTCTCCAATATCTTCACCGTTAGCGGCGGCCGGGTGCTGGTGACCTCCCTTACCGGGGTTGTCACCACGGTGATCGGTGCAGTGGCGACGACCCTGTCTGTGGGCGTAACTCCCACGGGCGGGTCGCTCGCCGCCACCGGGCTCTGCACGGCCACCGCCATTACCAGCCTGCCCGTCGGGGCGCAGGTTGGCATCCCTCCGCTGATCTCCGGCGCACTGGTCGTTAGCGCGGCCAGCGGCGTCCTCCAGGCCGGCAGTGGTTCTGGTACCTCGGCTATCGGTGTGCCGGTCATCAACGGCGGTATCGCCGTCGTATCGCCCGGCGTCATCAACATCAACACATCCGCTACGACCACTGGCGCGCTGAGTTGGACGCTGATGTACGTCCCGCTCGATACCGGCGCTCTGGTCACGGCCGTCTGAGGAGGCCAAGGTGCTCTGGGACTGTCAGAACTGCGGGGTGAAGCAAATCGCTGCTTCGCTCGAGGAGTGCCCGGTCTGCCACACGCCAAAGCCTGTGGAAGAGACCGAGCCCAACACAGACGTGGCGGCGGGACAAGACGAGCTCGGAGCAGGTGACCAGGCCGCTGCTCCGGGTGAGTCGCCTGATTCCTTCCCTGCAGGCGAAGTCGTCGACGTTCCGCCGTCACACGACGAGGTCGGTATCCCGGCCGAGCAGCAAGAGGAGGTGCAGAATGGCTAAGATCACTTCGATGCACGTCAGTAACTTCCAGGAGAGCCTGGAGTTGCCGGCGCTGACCCAGAAGGGTGCGCCGGTCCACTGGCCGCCTGTTACCAAGATCTCGGAGACTCCGCCAGGCTGGCGTGTGCCGAGCATGCGTGCTGGCGAGGACGGCGAAGCCGAAGCACTCGACTTCCCGCCCGAAGAGCCGCGCGAGGAAGACGAACTGGACAAGGAAGTCCAGGCCGACGAAGAGGCTGGCAATGTTCGTCAGTCTGACAAGGAGGGAGAGGGACCATCAGCTGGTACCAGCTCCTCGACATCAGGAAGCAAGCCCGGGCAGAGTGGCTCGCAACCCCAGGGAACGCAAGCGTCCTCCCCGTCGCCTGTCCAAAGTGCGGGGAACCCCTCAAGTCCGGGCCCCCAAGCGCAACCAGCGCAACCCTCTACTGCCCCTTCGACTTCTGGCAGTACCCAAGGGACCACGTCCGGCCCAGCCCACCCGCAGGACTCTTCGGGGTCGACGGAGGGCGAGCAGGGGACAGCGTCTACCCCGAAAACAGCCTCTGAGGAGACCCCGGCCGCCGGAGGGTTCGTCGCGCCGGGTACCTGAGCGACTCGTTCCACCACAACTTCATAGTTAGCCAACCCACCTCCTAGCAGAGGTTCTCGGCCAAGAAAGCAAGGGTCCAGGATGGCATCCACGATCAGCCAGCCGTGCTACGCCACGCGTGAAGATGTCGCGCGCGCACTCGACGTGAAGGCTGCTGCCTACAACAGCGGCCAGATCGATCGGCAGATTGTGGCTGCCACCGACTCGGTCGAGAACCTCTGCAAGAGGCGCTTCTATCCGGTTGATGCGACCAGGTCTTTCGACTGGCCCAACTTCCAGTACACGTACCCCTGGCGCCTATATCTGGACCAGCATGAGCTAGCCGCTCCGCCAACTCTGTTTGAGTCCGGCCAGTATAACCCGACGCCGGTAGTCATCCCGTCAGGCGCATACATTCTGCAGCCGATCAACTCCGGGCCGCCGTACCGCTGGATCGATCTGCGACGAGACCAGAACTATAGCTTCGGTAACAACCCGACTCCACAGAACGATATCCTGATCCAGGGATCGTTCGGCTACTGGATGAAGACGACGCCAGTCGGTACTATTACTGCTGCGCTTACCGACACAACGGGGACAGCGGTACAGGCCTCGGTTAGCTCCGGTTCGGGCGCGGGCGTTGGTGACACGCTGTTCATCGACTCCGAGCGAATGATCGTCACGGACGCCACCTATGTAAGCACTGGTATCAACTACACGTCCGGGCTGGCTTCTAACCCGCCTAGTGCGGCCGACAACACCATCGGAGTTCCTAGCGGCCCGGCATTCGCGGTCGGCGAGCCGCTAGTAATCGACTCTGAGGTAATGCTGATCCAGTACATCGTAGGCAACAACCTAGTTGTCAAGCGGGCATTCGACGGTTCGGCGCTAGCTACGCACACGCCGGGTACGGCTATCTACGCGCGCCGGCAGCTGACCGTGATACGCGGGGCGCTCGGTACGACGGCCGCGACGCATACGCAGGGCACCGTAATGAGCATCCTGTCGGTTCCCTCTCTCGTGAAGCAGTACGCGGTAGCCGAGGCCCTGATCGGAATGGTGCAGGAGCCGGGCGCGTACGTGTCCGGTACTCCGTCAACTTCCCGAAGCAACAGCATCTACGGCGGTACTAGCCACGCCCAGGTAAAGGAAGCGATTCCTGGGATCGGCCTCCCCGGCCTGCAGGATAGGATGGTCGGCCGGTACGGACGCCAGGCTAGGAGCCGTGTGGTATGAGACGCATACTGTTCGCAGTGTTCGCTATCGTTGTGATCCTGTTCGTTTGGTTCTACACGCTTGGCGGTCAGCACTGGCTAGCGATTCAGACCGGGACTGACTACTGCGTGAACCTACCGCCGAAGTACAACGAGGTGTGTCAGCGGTACGGCTTCTGGTCCGGCTTCGGGTCTGTCATACCGTGGTCTCTACTTAGCCTTGGCGGGCTGCTTTCGATATTCATCGCTCAGATACGGCACATTAACTGTCACGAGAAGGGCTGTGTCTGGATCGGGCGCTACCCGATAGCGGGCGGTGAGTTCAAGTACTGCGGTAAGCACCATCCGGATTGGAAGGGTAAGCACCCTACCCGCGAGCACATCATCTGCCGACACGAGATCCACAAGGCTCAGCATATCGGTGGTGGTCAGTGATGGTTGAGTTCCACATTTTCGCAGACGGCCCGATTTTCGACTCTGACCGTGAGCAGGCCATTATCGATATGTATCGCTATACGCTTACGGAACGCCTGGGCAACATGAGCGTCAATATGATCAGGGCATACCTGCCGACGCAGTACATGTACTTGGGTCACAATGGCGGTGACCCTTTCCATAACCCGATTCCGCCGGACGCTGGCCGGCTACAGGAGGCAATTCACACAGAAAGGCAAACTGAGGATCGCGTTATCGTGACCGACACCCCGGTAACCTACGGGGCCTGGATCGAGGGCGTTAGCTCTCTCAACGCGGTGACGTGGGACGGTAGGGTAAGGCGTGGGCTATCGCCTCGGTTCCCGGGGTACCACGCCTTCAGGATCATCTGCCAGAAGGTCAACGATGTTACCGAAGACATCGCTCAGGCAGAGCTAGCAACATACGTGGAGGAACTCAATGGATGACAAGAACCATGAGGTTGTGGACCTCAGCGACATCGAGGGTGCGTACGGGCTCGGCCCGGAGCCGCCTCGCATCGACCAGAAGGACGGCGTCACTAAGTGCGCCTCCTGCGTTGGCAAGTGGGTACGCACCAAGGCCGACATCGACAATGACGTGCTGCACAACGGACAGGTTCCGATTCTGCCGCCCGTTAACGACGCGGTCACCTGGCTGCCGACTTGGGAGTCGACGACCATCCAGGGTCAGCTGGTGATGGCGTGCGTAGCGTTGCCGTCCTGCCTTGACTGCTGCACGATCAAGAACGAGAGCCCGATCGAGCGGGCGACGAAGAGCGGCCTGGCCCTCGGCGGCCAGGGTATCAACTAGCGGGAAGGTGGTGCTGAGGTCATGGTTGCTAACTTCAACGATGCGGCGATCAATCAGGTCCTGGATCGTATCGTGAGCTATGGCCTCAGCACTGGCCGCTTCGATCAGGTTAACCAGCACGAACCAAAGAGCGCGCCGCAATCTGGTATCTCCGCGTCCTGCTGGATGCAGACGATCAAGCCTGCGCCCAGAGGTAGCGGCCTATCCGCTACCTCTGGCGTTCTGGTCATCAACATGCGTATCTACATGAACTTTTCGCTACAGCCATTCGATATGATAGACCCTAGCCTCACAGCCGCCGTTACTGACGTTATGGGTGCCTTGTCCGGAGACTTCAGCTTCGGCGGGATAGGGAACGTTAGGACTCTTGATCTTCTTGGTATGTACGGCGTACCAATGTCGGCCCTAGCCGGGTACGTCGAGATCGACCGCAAGATGTTTCGCGTAATGACCATAACCATCCCTGTCATAATCAATGACATGTTCAACCAGGCGGCGTAAATGTGGATGTGGTGGCTGTACCGGGTCATTCCTAGCCTTGTGACGGCAGGGATCATCGGTGGGGCCGGGTACGTCAAGCTGTGGTTCGATAAGAAGTGGCCTTTCTGGGGCAGGACCGCTCCCAGGACTAGAGTTACCATTACATCTACATCCGAAGAGAGGGACCATGGCTAAGACGGCAGGCCTCGGCGACAACTTCTACATGGCCGGCTACGACCTGTCCGGGGACGTGGCCTCGATCGACAGCATCAGCGGCGGCCCGGATATCCTCGAGGTGACCGGCATCAAGCAGTCGGCTCACGCGCGCATCGGCGGGCTCCGGCCAGGCGCGTGGTCGTTCACGACATATTTCAACCAGGTTGTTACCGCAAGCACGCCGGGTATGCCAGGATCAACTACGCCGGTAGTCAGCACCTACAATAACCCGGTGTTCGTGACGATCACGGGCGGTACCCTAACCGCTGTCATCATCAACGGGGTGACGGTAGGTACCACGGCCGGGACGTATGTCCTCCCTGCCCTCGGGACCATCTCGATTACCTACTCCGTTGCACCCACGTGGAACTGGATCTCCGTACCGGCTGAGCATCAGGCTCTGGCGCCGCTCGTGCGCACTGACCAGGTTGCCACCTACTTCCGGGGAACCGCGGTTGGCAATGCTGCGGCCAACATGGTCTGCAAGCAGCTGGACTACGACCCGACTCGTGACACGTCCGGGAACCTCACCCTGAAGTGTGACCTGCAGGCTAACGCCTTCGGGTACGAGTGGGGCAACATGCTCACGCCGGGTATCCGTACCGACACGGCTGCGACGACAGGTTCGTTCTATGACCAGGGCTCCGGCGGCACGTTCGGTGGGCAGGCGTACCTGCAGCTTGTTGAGTTCGTCGGCACTTCGATCGACGTTACTATCACGCACTGCACCACCTCCGGTGGCGCATACACGACGCTGGTCGACTTCCTGGCGCAGACCGCTATTGGCGGCTTCCGCGTCCCGGTTGCTGGCACGGTGAACGAGTTCCTCAAGGTGGTCACTGCAGGAACGTTCTCCTACGCACAGTTCGCAGTTTCATTCGCCAAGAATCCGATTGCGGTGAGTTTCTGATGGGTCGTATGGTCCAGGTGCCTTACGGTACGCGCGGGGCACACGTCAACAGGCTCCTGCCACAGCTAGGGCCGGAGCACTACAAGACGTACGAAATGAACATGCCGCTGCGCACGCACTGGCGCCCGGCTACCTGTGCCGAGTTCGAGTGCGACATGTGGGTCTACGGCGGCGTGCTCACCGTGGACCTGTCAACGGAGCTAGGACAGAAGCAGCACCACTACGTGACACACGACAAGTCACGGAAGCATAG